GGGGACGTCCGAGCGGCGGTCACCCCACCGTAAGTGGCGGTAGCGTCGAACTCGACATCGGTCCCCGCGTTCATCGAGAACCCGAAAATCAGGATCCCCCGAGGTGTACCCGCCGGCACATAAGACACCGTGAACGGATCCGGGGTCGTGGTGAACTGCGCCGAGGTAACAAACGTATCGAACCCAACAGCCACGGGACCCCCCTTACGGTATCGGGGTCGCCGCCGGGTCACACGCCGCCACCACAGTGATCGACGTGTCCGAACCCTTCACCGGGGTGCGCAGGGAATTGGGCTCCAGAAAGATCTTCACCGGGCGCGGAAACGAATCATCGTTCGACAGGATCAGCGCCTCATCACCGGCCGGGCACGCTGGCACCGTCACATGCCGGTTCTCCGACCCATGTCGGGTCCCATGCCAACCGTACGACACCACACCGGGCGCCACAGCCACCGTCAGCGACCCGTTCGCCGGCACCGACACCACCGGCTGCACGTACCCGGCTACCAGCAAGGAACCTGTTAGAACGACAGCCAGGGTGCGTACAACGCGACGGGCACCCATCAAGCAGCCCGAGCGGAACCGGCAGCGGCGAGCTGCGCGGTGATATCGGAACCGTCCGGTGTCGTCACGAAATCATGGTGATCCATCGGCAGCAGCGTCGAATCGGTGCCGGCACCGGTGTCCGGGTCGTAACAGACGATCAGATCCGACACGCCGTTACCAGTCGCACCAACCCACGTCTGATCCGGGAAATCCACATCCACCAGGTTCGTGGTGTCATTCACCGTCACCGTCACCGACGCCGTCACCGTCTTACGACCCATCGTCGTCTGCTCATTGTTCGCCGCAGCAAGCAACGCCAACAGGTCGTCGTAGTTGTTGAGAACATCATCCGCTTCGACACCGGTCGCCTCGATCGGCACAACGACCAACGCATCCGACGCAGCCGGGAGCGTGTACCAGTGAGCGAACCGCCCCTTCGCGATGTTGTAAATGAAGTCGGCCATCAACCCTCCCCTACATACTCGACCAGGAACCGGTTCACCGGCCCCGGATCCTTCTCGCCCTCATTGGCGCGCAACGCCTGCACCACCGTCCACCCGGACGACAGGTACTCGGTGAGGATCGAAACCGAACACTCAGCGGTGTCACCCGGCTCAAGCTTGGTCAGATACCGCATGTTCCCGTCAGGGTCAACACGCCGCTCAATAGACCGGTGGAACATCAGCTCGCATCCTTCCTGGGTCGACCCGGGCCCCGCCTCGGCGCAACCGCCGGGGCATCCGCCGACTCCGTCTCAACAGCCGCGGTCGCCGACTCCACCGCAGGCTTCGACTTCACCGCCTCCGCCAAACCCGCCGCGACCAGCTTCGCACCCACCTGATCCGGGAGCTCCACCACCCCGCCAGCCGGCGGGTACGGGACACCGTTATGGGTGCCTGACATGTCCATTCTCATACGCACCTTCACGTGTACTCCTTCACTGAGATGTAGCTTTCAATGGCACGCAGCCGAATCAGCGGGTCGGCCCCACCGGATTCCAACCAACCCAGCGATTGGTTACACGGCGGACACAACAAGCCACGGATGCACTCGCCGCACGACTTGGCGCCTTCAGGACAGCACCCGTGGTCGTGGTCAACCTGCACCGCTTCCGGGTGACCCCGTGGCACCATCAACGACAACGGCGTACCGCAACCCGTGGCGCACTCGCCACCTTGATCGGCCAGCATCTTGAACAATCGCTCACCCGTCACGTTGTACGACGACAACACAACAGCCTTAGTCCGACAGAACGGGGAGCAGAACCGCATACGACCGGGCCGAGCTCGACGGAAGGTATTCGGATCAAACACCGTGCCGCACCAGTTACACGGCCACGGCTCAGGGAACCCAACACGCTCCCGATAGGCGCCCCGACCATTACACACCTTGGAACAGAACCGTTGGTTCTTATTCCAAGGCTTGAACTCGGTCTTACACCATGCACACGGTATTACCGGGTAATCGTGGCCAACATACGATGAGGCAAAATAATGCGCCTCGTTACAACGGGTCGAACAAAACCGCTTCACCGTGTTGGGAAACCGGCCCCTGATCGCAGGGCCTTGACACCACTCGCAAGTATCCATTGTGAACCCTTCTGCATAAGGGGGGCTTCGGGAGGGGAGGAACCGGGATGCAGCCCGGCCCTCCCTTCCCAAAGTATAGCCGCCAGCGGGTTAAGCACCATCGCCCCATCATGTGACGGGGTGAATTCGGCCCTAACCCACAACGTCAGGTGGCGCTGTGAGTGAAGCTGCGGATCGAGCCCGTAAGGTCGACAAGTGCCGCATCGGCGCGAATGAGGCCTTTGAAGCTAACCATGTCGGAATCGAACCTGAACGAATCCGAGCGCTCCCAGCGAATCCCTCCGGCATAGCGCACGAAGAACGTGCTCCAGTCACCGAAGAAGATCGACTCAGTGGACGCCGCCGGGGAGGCGACGAACGGGTCGATGTACACCGGCTTACCGAGGATCGTGTCGGGTGCCCCGACCGTGACCGCCGGCTGCCACACGTAGGCGCCGTCGGTGGTCTTGATCCTCCGCACCAGAGACGCGGTGGTGTCGTTCATCACCCACGCGCACGAGCTCGACGCCCGATACGGGGAAATGACCGAGTGGTACAGGGAGATCAGGAGATCGAACCCCATACCCACCGTCGACTGTGTACCGAACCCGACGCTGGTACCGACCGGGCCAGTGACACCTGCGGCGGCGTCCAAGGCGATGCCGCGGGGCATCGTGGTGCCGGTGCCGGTGATCATGTGGGTGCCGAAGGCGTTGCCGAGGGCACGGCCCACAGACCTCGCCAGGTACCCGAGCAGGTCAACGCCGGTGTCCTCAACGAGTTCCCGGGACACGTCGACGAGACGCCCATATTTGAACGCCCCGAGCGACACCTGACCGAACGTCGGGTCCGACTCCAGGATGGCGCCGGCCTCCAACACAATCGCCGGGTTAGCGGTGTGCGTCAGGGTCTTCGGGATCTGGATCACTTCGCCACCGGCGGTGTTGAGCACCGTCGGTCCAGCCTGCAGAACACCCGACACTTCGATCATGTGTTCCTGGAGCTGGTCGTAGAACGACGTAGGGACGGTGAGCCCACCCGCGGCGCCTGTCAGCTTCGACAGGTCACGCTGTGAGGTGGGTGCTGTCCGGGTCGCCTTGATCTCGATCGCATTGGGGGAACCAGGGTCGCCACGGAGGAAGGCCCGGATCTCCTGCTCGAGCTGCGACTCGCCGGTCATCTTCGACGGGTCCTTGGGGCGACCGTCGATGTTGGCGATGGCGTCCTCAGCGTCCTTGGCACGCTGTTCACCGGCGAGGATCGACTTGATGCGCTCGTCGAGCGCCTTCATCTCAGCGTCAGCTGCCTGCCACGCCGATTCCTCTTCGCCGCTGAACGCCCGGTTCTCATCGGCCGCCGCCTGGGCGATGGATTTGGCTGCTTCCCAGGCCGACAGTCGCCGACCCTGTAGAAGCTTGACTGTGTCGTTCATTACGACACGCTCCTTAGGTGAGGGTTGACGGGGGCTGGCGGCCTGGCGTCAGGTATTGGAATGCACACCTCGTGTGCGCAGCGGAGGTGACGGGGGCTGGCGGCCTGGCGTCACCTCAACTGGAATCTCTGTGTCAGACGGGTGGGTTCTCCATCAACGAAGCGAGGGCGGCGGGCCCGAACGTGTGAGGTTTCGGGGCGGCGGGGCCGTCGCTGCGGGTGAAGAACTTGCGCAACTCGTTCGCCTCCGCCGCAGCCTGCACCACATCAAGTTCGGCTCCGACCTTGGTGGCGAGGGACCGCAACGCGGCGGTGGTGTCACCGTACGCCGGGGAGTTCACCGGGGACACATCCACCAGTTCACCCGAATGCAACGTGCGGCGCGGGTACCCCTGGTCGGTTACATCCCATTCGTCCTCAGTGGACCGCACCGCCCAAGCGAACGACGAATGCCTGACGTCGCCGCGTTCGACGAGTTGGAGCACATCAGCGCGGGCGTCCGGTGGGGTCACCTCGTACAGGAGCCCCGTCTCATCAACAGTGAGGGTCAGTGTCCCGGATCCGGTGGTGCCGAGCAGCATGTTGTCATCATGGTTGTACCGGGCGATCACACCCGGCCAACCCCGGCCCCGCGACCGGTTGAAGAACGACGGTGCCACCTGCTCAACGAACCCGCCCAAATTGTCGGACAGTTTGTTGAACACAGCGGCGTAGCCACCGATCTTCGGTGCCGTGTCGGGGCGTGACCGCACCTCGACGGTGAGAGTTGTGTATCGACGTTCAACCGTCATGGCCCCTCCTTCGGGGTGTCGTCACGCGTTGACCTCCTGGGTTTGCCCGTTCAACGACGGGACAGACGGCGAAGCCGCCGGAGTGCTTTTACCGAGCGGGGTGTAATCCTGACCCGCACCACTAGGCAGCGGTGGCAGATCCTCGAGCGCCCGCAACTCGTCCACCGAGTACAGGCCGATCTCGCGGCCCATCCGGTACACCTCATGGCGGGAAAGGGTGTCGGCGCGGATGGTGGCGTCGGCGTTGAACTTCACGAACTGACGTTCCGGGAGCTCCGCCGACAACTTGGCCTCCACTCTGACCATCCAGGGACGCAGGTTGTGCATCCGGGTGATCTGCCGGTGCTCCTCGTTCTTGTAATCCAATGCGTTAGCGGCTTCGCCGCCGATTTCGGTGGGGTCGATCCCGTAGATCGCGGCCACCATGTTCGCCGACGCCTTGATCGTTTCAATGAACTGGGCCTGTTCCGGTGGAATCGCATTCCACTCAGACTTCCAATCCTTCCCGTACACGATCGGGGTACGAGTACGCACCGCCGCCAGGTACCGGGCCTTGATCAACTGCACTTCTTCCTGGGTCAATGTCTTTTCGATGTTCTGGAACACGCCAGGGGGGATACCGCCGGCGTCGAACCAGCCGGTCCCGAACTCCTGCGCTGACACACCGGCGTCCACTGCCAACTTCATCGACTCGATCGGTGACAAACCGAGGGTGCGCCCGGGGATGGTGATCCACGGGATATGCACAATGTCGCTGCGGTCCACCTCGGCGCCGTTGACGTACCATGTCGGGATGGGCCCGGAATCATCCACCGAGACGTTGTCCATCGGTAGCCACAGGATCGCGGTGGGGAACCCCGCCTCGTTGGGGGGACCCAACTCGTCACGGGCGGTGACCAACCCGACAGCGTTGCCACGCAACGCCAACGAGGTGAAGCAACGGGTGAACCAGTCGACCAGGGCCCCGTCGTTGGCGAGATCACGAAACAGCCGCGGCAGCGACGACATCGGTTCCCGACGCTGGTTATCGATCCGCCGGAACGTGTCAATCGGCAGGGTCGCGATGGTGTCCGCGATGTGCCGCACCGCCGCGTACACGGGGGCGAACCGCAACGCCGAAGCCTGCGTCACCGCACCCCTCGCAGGGCCGCCGATGTCCCACGGCACCCACGGCACATCGGTGATCGCCCGCTGCTCCGTCACTGGTTCCCGGCGGGCCGCCCGCATCTGCAACGGGTTCCACGGCATCACACCACCCCATCTAGGTCAACAAGATCAGTGATCGGAGGGCGCACAGAACGCGTAGCGGTGTAGTTGCGGAGCATCCAGTGGGCACCCCGCTTAGTGAATGCATGTCCGATCCGCTCCCAAGGGGCACCGTCATCCCACCGGACATCCAGCGCCCACAAACGAGGGACCCGTGGATAGGCAAGCCAGAGCCGGTAATTCGGGAACGGAGCAGGCATCAACACACCCCCGGGTCAGTAAAACGAATCAGCGACGTCGTAGTCGTCCTCGGCGCCACGGGCCGCGTGCAACGCCACCGCAGCCGCCAGCAACGGGGACGCGTCCTCACCAGCGGCACGGTTCCAAATCCACCCGTCGCCCACCTGCCGGCGGGAAGCAGCCGCCACCGCCGCGTCCAACTTCGGGGACGGATACACCCGCACCTTCCCATCAAACACGGAGTCCAGAAACCCCTGGGAGGCGTGCGTCATGTCCCTGGTACCGAGGCGCCGGACTTCGCCTTCGACCCGGTCCGCCAAATACCCGAGCGGGCCACCGACGTCCACAGCGAACACGCCACCGTGCCGCACCATCAGCTCGGCGATGCGGGCCTCAACCCACCAGGTGCCGTCACGGGCGTCGATCACTTCGAGCCGGCCCGTCGCATCCGCGGCCACAACCGAAGCGGCGCCGAGGTCGCGGGTGGCGTCCACGGCGAACACGGCAACGTCACCGATCCTCGAACCGGGGGCCTGGACGTTCAACCACATGCCGGGGGGGATCACCGCGTCTCCAGCGTCCCACCACTGGTTACACATCGCCCGCCGAAACTCCCCATCCAGCAACGCCACCCGCTCATGCCGCACCGTCGCCACAGTCTGCGTGTGACCCAACGCCGGCATGAAACCCCACCAACCAGCCTCATCACCCGGGTCGCCGTCCTCCGGCATCGACCACTCGAAATACGCGGTCGAAGCCCCCGGGTCCTCACAATGGGTGCGACCATTCTCCACCAGGCGACGCAACGGCACCGACGCCTGCGTACCCGCCGTCGACAACACCAGATCCTGCGCGTCCGCCACCGTCAACATCGACGGCGCCAACGCCTGAGCCCGGCGGTCATCATCATCCGCCCACAACTCATCCCTGACAGCGAGATGCGTGGTGCGGCCGTGACCGGCACCCTCCGACGTCGCCTGAACCGACACCCGCGACCCGGTAACGAACAGCACCGACTCCTGACCAGCCGACAACGTCACCCGATCCACCAACGGACCCAGGCGACGCTCCAACACCGGCACCTGGTCCTGGATCAGTTTCAACCGGGCATCCAGGCCGGTCTGCGCCGTGTAAACGATCCGCTGCGGCTGGGTGGGCCACGACACCGCCCGGTCAACGCACCACCCCAACGACAAGGCCGTCTTCCCCGACTGGCGAGGCACCGTCACCACCACCTGCCGGTACACCGGGATGCCAGTCTCGGGGTCCAGCTCGCCACCCACCTCGGCGACCAGGCGCTGCCACGGCATCGGGTCATACCCCAGCATCCGCATCGCCTTCAGGATGCGGCCACCGAAGGTCGGGCGCTCAACCCTCCGCGGCGTCGCGAACCGGGGTAGCGCCGGCATCGGAGTCGGCAGTGTTGAGCTCGGCGATGAGCGCCTCGATGACACCAGGATCACCCGCCCCCACCCTCCGAAGATCCGCCTCAGCCTCCCGATACTGGCGCCACAACGCCGCATTTTCCGGGAACCCGTCAACAGCCGCCGCCAACCCGACTACCAGCGACACCAACGCCTCGTCGGTCGCCTCGAGGTGCCTGCGGGACCGAAGTTCCTTGACCAGCCGTCGCGCCGCCGTCGCTTGCAACATCGCCGTCATGCATAGCCCCTTGCATACGATCTGCATATGGTTGAGTTGAAAAGGTTGAAACCGAAAGAGAAAGGACGGATCGGGCAGGTCCTCGACCGGGTTTCCGTACTAAAAACTGCGAGAACTCCCACACATCATCTGCATATGCGCATAACTTCTACGGACTCATGCATAG